AGAACGCCGCAAACGTAAGCTTCCCAACCCCGCGCGACGGGTTGAGTGTAGGGCTGTTTGCGTTGCCCTGCAACGAAACACGCCGTGCGTGCCGAGAGGTGGACGCGCGCCATGATCGCCAGTTTTCTCGTTGTGGTCTATACCTATCCGGTGTTGTCGGGTGACGCCCGTGTCGGTGTGACTGACACCGGCGGGGTGCCGGGTGAGTAACCAGGCTCAAGGGCTGGTGCGCAATCTGGCGTTGAAAGCCCCTCTCAAGCCGGTGCTGATGGCCTATGCCGCGTACGCCGACGAGCTCGGCTACACGTGGGCGGGGGTCGAGGTGATCGCGTTCGACACCGGCTACGCGCCCTCGACCGTCAAACAGGCCCGCCGGGAGTTGACCGTGGCGGGCTGGTTGGCGTCCAAACGCCGTTTCGGCACATCGACGATCACACGCCTGAACCTGGACCGGATGGCGAGCGAGGCGGTCGATCGGGGCGAAGGGCGCCGGATTCACCCCGAACTGGAGTTCGAGCCGGACAGCCCGGAAAACCACAGGTCGAGCCCAGTCGTCCGGGAGCCGGACGGCTGTGTCGCCGCAGGTCAACCACAGTTGTCCGGCTCCCGGCTGACTGTGGCGGGCGAACGTCCGGCTCCCGGACGACTGGATGGCCGGGAGCCGGACGAGTACTCGTCCGGCTCCCGGCCCGTATTCATCAGTGAATCGTCAGATGATCCGTCAGTCGACGCGCGCCCAGGCACGCCGCCGCGGCCGGGTCCTCGGTCTGGTCCGCGTCGTGGTGGCCGGCACCGGGCGCAGGACCGACCCGAGGGAGCGAAGACCAATCCACCCCCCGGCGTGCGGACACCAACTGACGCGCCTACCCTCTGCGCGCTCACCCTCGTCACGGGCCTGGATTTTGGCTCGCATCGGCGGCCTACCACCGTGCAGGCCCTCGAATTGGCGGCCCGGGTGGATGCAGCACTGGCCGCGGGGTTGTCGCTGGTCGAGGTGCGGCGTCACGCCCAGGCGACGGTGAACGCGGCGAAACCCCCTCGGGAGAAAGGCAACGCGGTGGTCTACCTGATCAACGGTTTGGCGCCGGAGCGTTTGCCGATGCCGCGTGCCGATGTCCACCAGCCCGAGCAGCCAGCGGCGGCGGACTCGGAGGGGCGCCGTTCCGCGCTGGCGGCGGTGGCCGCGTTGCCGCGAGCCCGGGTGCCGACGCGACGACCCCGTGCCGGCACCCGTGTCTCGAACGGGCCGATGGCGCGGGAGAAACGAGCGGGCGATGGGTGAGCTGGTGGTGCCTGCGGGCACGGTGAGAGACGTCCTCGCGGGAGTGCTCACGCCGCTGCACCTCACCCAGTCCGCGTTCGCCGCGATCATCGAGGTGTCGCCGAAACACCTGTCGCAGATCATGCACAACAAGATCGTGATCTCGCCGGCGTTGGCGGTCGCGTTCGAAGCGGCAACGGGTATCCCAGCGGGCGCCTGGTCGGCGGTGGCGATCGAGCAGCGGGCCCCCCGGTTGCGGGAAGCGGTGCCGCATTTGGAAAGGATCGTGGTGGCGATGGAAGAAGCGCGTCGTACGGTGGATCGGCGGCGCCCGTCCGGCCGGTGGATCCCGATCGATCCCCGGCCGGTCGAACATCATCCGGTCGCACCTCGTTGTGGGCGGGGGGTGTCGTGACCACGTCGGCGGTCGGCTTGGCCGGCACCGTGGCCGCGAGCTTGGAAGGCCCGGTCGCGTCGGTGTTGGCCCGCTACGGGATCCCCACGGAAGACCGGGTCGTGCTCGAACTCGTGCGTACGACGGCCGTGGTCATGTTGACCGAGTTGTCCGCGCGGGAAGCGGAAGCGGTCGCGGCCATCCCGCGAGACGAACTCATCTCCAGCCGTGACCGCCACATCCAGGCCGCGTTGGTCTACCAGGATGCGGCAGGCGAGTTGCGGGCCGGATTACCCGGCGCCTCCGAAAGGTGGCCGTGACGGTGTATCAGCACACCAGGTGGTGTCGGTGGTGGCCGTGGGGCCGCCTGGTTGCCCCTGCCGGGGTGATGCTCACCCTGACCGACGGTGAACAGATCGGGCCGCTGCCGTTGCGCTACAACGGCCGGTGCCGGCACGGCGATCACCAGTGGCTGGCGTTGGCCGCGCAACACCTCGCGCAGCACCTCGACTCGTGCACCGTCGAGGTGCTGCCGCCACGTACCGAGTTGTCGATCGTGTTCTTGCCTGATGAGATGATGGCCGAGGCGTTGGGGTCCAGCATGTCGTGACCCGGTGGCGGGTCACGATCTCCTTTTCGTGGTGCCGCGGACTGTCGGCGGGCCGCGTTGCGTTGTTCCCTCCGGACTCGTTCGGAGGACTTCAACTCCCGATCCATGTTGATCAAACCGAGGATGTCGAGGATTTCTCGGGCCTCGTCCTGCTCGACGTGCCGAAGAACGAACCGGCGCGCCTGCAATGCCTGGACGGCGGCGTGCTGTTTGGCCTCGGCGGTGCGGGGGGTGCACGGGACGGGGAAATCGGCGTGGGTGCCAGGCAGGTTCACAGGTAGCCCACCGCCACCCACACCAACGTCACCAGGACAACGAGGATGATCACGTCGCGGCGGCGCATGCTGGAACACAGCAGCGGCCGGCGGCGTGGCCGGGCGAATCGGCGACGCGCACCGGAGGGGGCGATATAGGTTTGAGCCCGATGCCGGCCCGGTAGGCTGATTGCGTTCACTGGCCGACACCTCCCGGGGAGGGCCTGTTACCGCCAGTAGGGCTCTGGCCAGGCCCGTTCCTCCGGATCGTCGCCTGGCGTCTCGACAGCCGCGGTGGTGTCGGTGGGGTCGTGGGCGGCTTCGTCGATGGCGTCCTGGATGCGAATCCCATGTGTGGCAACGCTGATGCGTCCACGGCGGGGGACGACCTTGCTACACTGCTGGCCGCGCGGCGTACGACAGAAGCGGCATGCCACCCGCAATGGGCTCGTGCCGACGATGCGGACCCCGCTGGGGGTCCACATGAGGTCGGTGCCACGCCCCGGGGTGGGCTGGTCACGCCATGCACGTACCACAATGCCCAGTGTGGGTAATTGGTCCGACAAATCGGTTGGTTTAACGGTTCAGGAAAGGAATCCGGCTCACACGGTTGTGACGCGGGTGATGTGCTGTTCGATTCCTGCAACAAGGGTGCGACACTCATCAAGCCCTGCCCTCCGCAACAAGGGTTGGGTGGAAAGGCGATGGCCGGTGATTAGGGCACCGGCCATCGCCGCCTGGGGTGGAGAATTAACCTGGCCGGGTTCGAGGGTTCGGTGCGGTATAAAGACCCGAGAAATTCTTGTGTTCCGCGCTCGGGTCAAGGGGATGACAGGGGCTGGAATCACGGCAGGGTCTGGGCCGTGACGCGAGGTCTGGGCGGGCCACCGTCGAACCGAAGTGAAACATAGAATCCCGATAGTACGACAGTGCGCAAGTCGAAACATCGACCTGGATAATCACCCCCCGTATTGCCGCAATGACCCGGCGTTCTCACTCGAATGGCCCAGTTAAGCGTTATCGCCGCGACACTCAGCGACGTTACCGAATTGGTCAAGGATTCAATCTATGGGGCGAGGCTTGTGAACCGCGAATAATGCAGTTGATGGGCGATGGTCACGGTCGCGATAGGACCAGATCTCTGTTTGGCCACAATAAGATCTGCCTCGCCCGCGCGCGGATCATCCCGATTCCACGCGTCCGGCCGGTGCACCAACAACACCGTATCCGAGTCCTGTTCCAAAGATCCGGATTCACGCAGGTCCGACAACATCGGACGGTGATCAGCCCGTTGCTCCGGGCCACGATTGAGTTGGCTGATCGCGATTACCGGAATGGTCAACTCTTTCGCCAACAACTTGATCTGCCGAGAGAATTCCGACACCTCCTGCTGCCGGCTCTCCACCCGCTTGCCCGACGTCATCAACTGTAGATAGTCGATTACCAACAGTTTCAGGTCGTGGCGCTGCTTCAATCGGCGTGCCTTGGCCCGGATCTCCATCATGGTCATGTTCGGCGAGTCGTCGATGAACAACGGCGCCTGGCTGATCTCGCCCATCCGCCGCGCCAACCGGGCCCAGTCATCATCCGACATCCGGCCACCGCGCATGTCCGAGAGCCGGATCGAGGCCTCGGCACACAACATCCGCATCACCAACTCGGTCTTGGACATCTCCAACGAGAAAATCGCGGCGGTCTGGCCGTGCTTGATCGCGCAATCCCGGGTGAAATCCAAACCCAGCGTCGATTTTCCGGACCCCGGTCGACCCGCGATGATCCACATCTGGCCGGGGTGCAACCCGTTGGTCACCTCGTCCAGATCGACGAACCCGGTCGACACCCCCGTGTTGGCGCCCCCGCTGGACGCGATCGCGTCGATCTCGTCCATGGTCGGCTGCAACAAGTCTTCCAGCGACGCGTAGTCCTCGCTGGCGCGCTGCTCGGTGACCTCATAGATCGCGGCTTGGGCCCGGTCCACCACCCGCTCGATCTCCTCGCCGCCCTCGGCACCCGCATACCCCCACTGCACGACCTGGGTGCCCGCAGACACCAACCGCCGCAACACCGCCTTCTCGGCGACGATCTCGGCGTAGTAGCCCGCGTTGGCCGCGGTCGGCACCGCCGCGATCAGCGTGTGCAGATACGGTGCGCCCCCCAACCGCGCCAGCTCCCCGCGACGTTGAAGCTCGGCGGCCACGGTGATCGCGTCGGCGGGTTCCCCGCGACTGTAGAGATCCAGCACGCAGTCATACACCGCTTGGTGCGCGGGCCGATAGAAATCCTCGGGCCCGAGAACGTCGACCACGTCCGCGATCGCGTCCTTGGACAACATCATCCCGCCCAGCACGGACTGCTCGGCGGCCACATCCTGTGGCGGTTGCCGCTCACCCCGATCGGCCGGGGCGCGCATCGTGTCGGTCATGTCGGTGTCCTTTTCGGTGGAAGTAACCCTCGGTCGGCGTGTCGGTGGCGGGAGCAGAACGGGCCGGTTACTGTCCACCGGCGCGGCGGGCTCCCGCCCCCCAACCAGGCCGGGTACACGCGTCTGTTCAGAACGGGAGTGCGTCGTGGGCCGCCGGTGCGTCGGCCTGGTCGATCCCGGCTGGGACCCTCGCAACGGCCGGCCCCGAGATCGACGGGTCGGCGCCCGGCGCGCCCTCCCACCCCGGGTCGGGGTTCTCGCCCGCGCCGCAATACCGGCATCCGGCGTCCTGGCACACGTAACAGTCCGGCTCGATCTCCTCGGGGCCCGACGGCGGGAACAACGCGTGCTCGCCATCCACGATGGACCAATCCGGTTCACCGGCCGGGCCCGGCGCCGACGTCGGCGCCGCGTACTCGCCGCCGACCGTCCACCGGTACAAGGTCGTTTTCGTGAGCGGCACGTACTGGCCGCTCACCCGCACCCGCGTCCCGTCGGGACACACATGCCGATAGCGGGTGATGGACAGGCGGGGGAGCGGCGCCGAGGTCGGCTGGCACCACTCCCCGCAACCCAAGTCAAAACGCGGGTCAGGCGTGCGCACCGGACGCCGCCGTGGCCTGGCCGGGCACCTCGACCGGCGGCTGCTGATGCTCTGGGCGGCCGAAGTACTCGCCGAACGGGTCAGCGTCACCCTTTGCCAGGATCGCCCGCACGTCGACCATCAAGTCCCGCACCTCGCCCTGCGTCAGGGCCCGCGAGGTCGGCAGGTACCGGCCGGCCAACTCGCGGGTGAGGAACAGCTTCTGTTCACGCGAACCCAAATCCACCAGGTTCGACGGGATGCCCGAGTACAGCTTGTCGAGCTCGGCCAGTTGCGTGTCGGCTACCGGCAACTCCCGATCGGCTTCACGAACGGTCACCGGCTGGATCGCCTCCCAACCGCTCGCCACTGCCGCCCGCGCGGTGTCGCCGCCAGTAGCGGGGGCAGCGCCCGCGAGAGCAACCGGGTCACCGGCCGGGCGCGCGCCGGCGAGCCGTTGGCCGGTTTGCGTGGCGAGCTGTCCGATCGTCACGGGCACGCCGTGAGCGTCGGTGGTGTCCTCGGTCCCGTTCAGTCCGCCCTGGTGCCGCATCTCGTGGATCAGCGCACGCACCTCGTCCGCGGTCGTGGCGGCCAGCACCCGGGCCCGGAACCCCGCGACCACGTTCTGGACCGCCTGGTTCGGGGCCTCGTCCGGCATGACCTGGTCCGCGTTGAACACGCGCGCATTCGCCGCCCGCGAATTCTTGTCGCACCCGATCACGTCGAAGATCAGGTTCGCGAGGGTCATACCGGGCCGCTGTATCGGCCGCCACGTCTCTTGCTCGGGGCTCACCGCGAGCGCGAAGTTGCCGGTCTTCAGCTTCAGGATCTCCGGCGCCTTGCCCCGGTACATCCGGATGTGCACGCCGACCTGCTTGGGCAGATCCTTGCGGCTACGCACCGTCCAGGCTTTCTCCTTGGTGGGATTACCGGCTGCGTCCATGACCGTGACCACGTCCTCAGCCGAGATCAGCACCACCGGGCCCGGCCAGGTCAGCACCCAGTGCATGAACTCGACGTGCCGCTTTTTCGCCAGGTTCCACAAATCCATGCCGATCGGCACTTCCCGCTCGGACGACCACGCCAGATCGGGATCGTCGTGGGCCTTGGCCAGTTGCGTGGCCAGCCGACGGCGGGCCCGCGTGTCGGCCATGTCCGAGAGCATCGCGTGCACACCCGACATCGCGTCCACGACCAGCGCGATCGGACCAGCACCGACCGCCTCCGCGTCCTTGGCGATCTGCCAGTGCGCCTCGATCTGCTCCATGATGTCGCGCCACGTGCCGTCGTGGTCGATGATCTCGTATTTGACGCCCGGGATGCGGCCATACTCGTCGGCGGTGGTCTCGCCGTCGCCGATCTCCAGGTAGTACATGCCCGCGATCCGGTCATCCGCCGACAACTGCGCGGCGGTCGAGGATTTGCGGGAGCCTTCCTCGCCGGACACGAGGATCACCGGCCACGCGGGCAGACAGGTCGGCTTGCGGGTCTTCGGCGACACCTTGGGCCGGTTGTATTCGCGCCGAGCCGAACGGTTGCCGCGGGCCTGGTTGCCGCGCTGGGCCGTGGCCGTGTCAGGCATGGGTGGTCACCTCCACCCGAGCGTCGCGGGCGACACCGTAACCGGTGCCGGTGACAGTTCCCGCTGCGCCGTAGTGCGGGCGCGGGACGAGGACCGTTAGCATGATGCGGCCTTCTCTCTGATGACATGCTGGTCGTTCGGGGATTCGAGGGTGTTCTGGTGGCCTGGCGCGCTAGGAACGCGCTGGGCCACCTTTTTCGGTTAGGTCACCGGATCGTGCCCGGCCTGGTCCGCGGTTCGGAGTTCAGCGGCTTGGCGCCACCGGTTGAACACCCGATGCGCCAGCCGGTCACGGGGCGGCCTCGGCGATCGCCTGCCCAACTCCCATTGGATGTAGGTGCGGACGTTGACGCCGATCAACGCGGCGGCCTCGGTCTGGGTCAGTCGTGCCTCCTCCCGCCAGGCCCGGATCTGACCGGGGGTGTCGAGCCATTCGGCGAGTTCCGCTCGCCGGGCTGGTGCGAGTGCCATGCCACAACCCTACGGCACCAGACCCCCCGAAAGCCATATCGAACGTCATATTGAACGTCATGTCGCTCAATATGACGTTCAGGTTGCGTCACGCAGCAGGTGCGCGTACCGTAAAACCTTGCCCTGAACCAATAACCACGACCCGAGTGAGGTAACCCGAACCCGCCAGTAACACCCCCCGCATCGGGGTCGGTAAGTCGAATCCAGGACGACCAGCCGCCCCCAGCCACACCCTCCACCGAACCGAAGGAGCCACCCCCGTGCCTGTCTCGGCATACCGGCGGGCCCCGCTGCCATGCGAAGCCGACCCGGACCTGTTCTTCCCGGTCAGCACCGTGGGCCCCAGCATCACCCAGATCGCGCACGCCCAGGCCAAATGCGCCCGCTGCCCGATCATCGACCAGTGCCGCACCGCCGCGCTTGAGCGCGGCGAAGCCACCCTGTGCATCCAAGGCGGGGTCCGCATCGTCGGCACAACCCCAACCAAGCCGGAACCAGGGCAGACCCGCACCCGCCGCAAGGACGCCGCCCTCGACCCCGACGACTACCAGTTTCTTCGCTCGTTCGGCGCGTCCAAACTGCGGCTCGCGGACCGCCTCGGCATCAAAGCGTCATCCCTGGACCGCGCCGAACAGCGATGGCAGCAGGACCAGGAAGACCAGTGCGCGTCACAGCATGCGGCGACCGGGTGACACGCCTACCCTGCCCCGGCCCCGCACCCCACGCGACCGAGAGGAGCCAGTAATGGACACCCTCACCACCGTCAACGACGACACCAACCCGGACCCGGCCACACCCGCACAACCGACCTGGTGGGACCTCTACGCGGCGCTGGCCGCGCACGGCCACACCCACCCGGACCTGCAACCCGTCCAGGTCCACCCATCCTCACCCGGCCTGCTCCACACCCAACCCGACCTGGTCGCGACCCTGGAACTGCTACCCCGCAGCGACCGCTACGACGCCACCGCCTTCGCCGACTGGATCGACTCCCTCGACACCTGCCACGGCATCACCGCGATCGCACTCACCCACCCGTCCGACACGATGGTCACTGCGCTCGGTGTCCTCGCCGGGATCCCGGTCGCGCTCTGGTCGGTCATCCACGCCACCCCCACCCGGTTCCTTGACCAGCACGGCCGACCAGTCCCGGTCACCGTGGCCACCGTGCGGGCCTGCGACACCGACGTGCACCAGCGCGGCCAGTTGACCAGCGACCCACCGGAGCGCAGGCCATGAACCACCGATGGTGGTGGATCGCCGCCGCCGGTCTCACCCTCGCCGTCATCGTGCAGATGCTGGCGGCCCTCAGCCGATGACCCCACCACATCCGCCGCCGCCGTCCCTGCCGCGTCCAGCCGAGTGGCGGATCCGGCTCGGCCGCGGCACCTGCGCCGCCTGCGGCGGCACCCTGACCGACCGCGCCGGCATGCGCGTCACCGCCACCTTCCGGCGCATCTACCACGGCGACGGCGACTACTGCGACCTACCCAACCCGCCCTCACCCGACCCGACCGCCCGGACCGCGAGCAACCCAAACCCCACCACGTTCGGCGGCCACCAGCAGCGCCGGAAAGGACGACCTCGCCATGCCTGACCCGACACCTCGACCGTGGTACGAGATCGAACCGGTCGACGCGGTCGACCTGATCCTCCCCGCCGACGGCATCATCGGCCCGCTCGCCGAGAACGGCACACCATGCCCGTGGCCGTGGGAACCACAACAACTGGTCGGCATGTCGATCGGCCACTACCACTGCCCCAACTGCGGCTCCGCCTGTATCGCCGGGGTCCGCCATCCCGACTATCGGGTCCAGCCCGAGGACGTCCGGTGAAACACGTCCCCGCCTGGCTGTGCCACGTCGCCGCCCTGGCCTGGACCGCGATCAGTTGCCTGTCCCGCTTCGCCCGCCGCTTCGCACCCCCACCAACCCGCCCACCAGGAAAGGGCCGCTGATGCCCATCCGTCACCAATACGTGCGCCGCCTGGGCTGGCGGATGCCACCTAACGCGGTCTACGTCGGCCGGGCCCGCGGACCACGCGGCCGCTTCGGCAACCCGATCCACTGGGACGACTACCCGGCCACCATCACCGCCCGCCACCACGGCATCACCGTGGTCCGCCGGGTGTCCAAAGCCGCCCGCCGCCAGATGGCCGCCGACGAATTCGCAACCAATCTCCGGCTGGGCACCCTGCCGGACTATCCGACCGTCGCGGAAATCCGCCGCGACCTCGCCGGGAAAGACATCGCGTGCTGGTGTCCGCTGGACGGCGCCTGCCACGGGGACACGCTGCTCACCGTCGCGAACGAACCGGCCCCACTGTTGACCCCGGCGCACTGGGCGGTGCTCGGCTGCGCCTTCCACGGCGGCCCGGTCCACTCGACCCCGGATCTCACGGCGGTGATCGCGGACCTGGTCGACGCCGGGTACCTCACCGGTGACGGCCGGATCACCGAGGTCGGCCGCGTGTGCTGGATCAGCGACGCCCCGTGGGGTGCCTACTCCCCAGCGCTCACCTGCCGACCTACCCACCAGTAACACCCGCTAGTAACCCTTCCACCGAAAAGGAAAACCGACCGTGAAGTCGAGTCACGTGCTGCTCGCGGTGTCCACCGCAGCCACGATCGCCACCGCCGCCACATCCTGCACGCAGCCCACCCCAGCGACCCCCGTCGCACCTGCCCCGTCAACTCAGCCACCCGCCGGCACCGTCGGCGTCCTCCACGTCAGCGACCACGGCCTCTCGTTCACCGCCGGCTGCGGTACAGGGACGACGGTTATCGCTGTCACCCCCGACAACCCGGCCACCCGCGCCGCCGCGACGAAAGCCTGCGCACAAACCAACGGCGCCATCAACAACCTCCCGTGGCCCTCCGGAGTCCACCCGATCCCGTTCGGGGGCGGTTGGGGTGGCTGACCACAGCGACATCGGCTGGACCGACGCGTCC